GCTAAACCTGCTCCTATACCTGCCATAGCTCCTGCTGATAAACCAGTAACACCTATTGCTCCAAGAACTGTAGGTGCTAGCATAGAACCTAATAATGGTGCAAGAAAAGGTAAGAAGGCTTCAGGCTGTCCTGTTTGTGGATTTATAGTTAAAGGAACAGCAGACGCTAATCCTTTTACTTCAGCAGGATTAACATGAAGAAGCATAGAATCGCCAAAACGACCTTGAGCTGCTACATTTTTAGTCTGTTGTTGAATGTTCATTATCTATCTTCCTCTTTTGTTTCACAGCCAAACATATTAAAACTCATGTCGACTGCACTTGTATAAACTTTTACTACATCTGTTTGATTTAATGTTATCCCAATTACTATGGTTAGGGAATCGTTTGCTGCTACTGATTTATCGTAATATAAATACTGTTTATCATCAGCAGAAGCTCCAGCTACATGAACACTTAATCTAAATGTTATTGCTGAACCTGTTCTATTTGCTGCAACAATAGAACTAACTGTGGTTTGTGTCATATCAGGCACAGTATAAAGTGTAGTAACTGTTGTTGCTGCAGGGTCTAATTGACCTAATACTTTTAAATTATCAGCCACTAGTCATCCCCATTAATAAAAATTGATGTCTTTTAATACTTTTACTTATAGTAACATCTTGCATTTTTCGCAGTCTACTTATATCTATACTTAAATCTTGTACTGCTTGTTCTATAATTCTTCTTGTTACAGCTTCATTATTTAAGTCATATTCTTGCTGTGCTAGTGGTAATGCTATTGATTTAGGATTTGCCATTATCTTTTTCCATCAGGTCTTATATCTAATCTAACATCACCAAGTCTCCAACCAAAATCACTTGATGTATTAGACACTCGTATTGCACATTGTCTACTTCTAGCTCTTGTATTTGTAAATGTAGAAGCTGGTGTAACTGATACTGTAGATAAAGTAGATAAATCTTGTAATGGATAATCTCTACCTTTAATAGTTATAGTTACAGTATCTGATGTACTTTGTTGGTCTCTAAACTCAACATCAGGTATTATTTTATTTACAGCCATATATTTTTCACCATCTGGGTCTAAATCAAAATCACTTGATTCTATATATGCTGTAAAACTACTACCATTGTTACCATGACCTACTTCATGTTGATATAAATAATTATTATTATCCGTACTGCTGTTTTTACTTGCTGCTATAGGATTATCTAATATTAAAGCTTCATCCCATGCTGTTCTTACAAAATCATCTGCTGTTGTGCCAATAGACCAAACATTTTCTAAATAGTTATACATAACGTATTTATCTATTTCTATACTATCTGCAGATGGATAAAACCACATAATTTCATTTGCATTATTATTTACTGCACCGAATACTTTAAATAATTGTCCTAAATTAATATCACTTAAAACATAATCTAATACAGTACATGGTAATCTTTGAGCACTACCTGAATAGCTATAGAATCCATGATTATCCATAAAATAAACTTGGTTATTAGCATTTACTGCTGCATTAGGAGATATAAGAGATGGACCATTTGCAACTTCATTAAATGAAAATACAAAAGGTGCACCTACAAATCTCATAGAAACTATACCTGCATCTGTCCAAATAAGTATTTCTTGTCGTGTTCTTAAAGCACCTATTATTGTAGAACCCATTGATAGTTGTACCCCACCAGCTTGGTTAGTAGCTGTTGGTGTCCAATTACCTGCACTTTCTGTATCAGAAAATCTTACAAGTAAAGGGTCTATATTAGCTGAACCAATAGGATTGCAACCAAAAGCTATAACGTGTTTATCAATATCTGACATCATTACTTGAAATGTTGTTGTTGGTACATTGCTAGCATCAGCTAAAGTAGTTGCATTTACTGCTCTTGTACTTGTTCCTGCAGATTCATCCCAATAATAAATACCACCTGCTCTAGGATTTAATAAAGTATCATCACCAAAATTATCTATAGACCATAATCTTAATTGATTACTAGCTGTTAAATTACTTGTTGAACCCCAACCACCTGTACTCCATGTACCTGAACCCCAACCTGTAGATTGTACATAAACATCTAATCCTGAATTAAGTTGATAAGCTGCATCTGTTGCAGAGCCACCATTACCAGTATCACTTGAATTTGCAGTTACAGTTGTTCCTGAAGTATCTTTTGCAGTTATCTCGTAAGTATTTGTACCTGTTACTAAAGTAATTTGATATTCTTGATTTAATACATCAGCAATAATGTTACCGCCTAAAGATACTGCAGAACTAAATGTAACAAAATCTCCTGTAACAGCACCATGACTAGTATCTGTAACTGTTAAAGTAGAGCTGCCATCAGTAGCAGAAAAAGTAGCACTATTAGTCGTTGTTGCTCGTATGGGGGTAACATCATGGTAGGTACTTCCTTCTAATACATAAAACTTTTGATGAGTTCCTAAAGTAATATAGTTTGAACCTACTGCAGTTTTATATGAGTAAATTTTTCTTGATGTGCCTATAAAAGAATTATTAGTTTGTTTTTGCCAACCACCTATTCTTTCTGGTCTACCTTTTCTAAATCTAACTTTATCTGCATCAAACCAACCACCTTCGTTACTATAATTAGTACCTTCTTTATTTATTCCTGGTCTAAATACATATTTGCGTAGTGGCATTATTAAACCTCATGCCATTGTTTGTCCTGAAAATGTAAAGCTTCAGCTTCTCTTCTTCTAATTAAGCCTTGTAAAACTTTACCTCCAGCTTTGTTCCATCTTTTAATTTGTGCTGGAACTTCATCATATTCACCTTTATTTAAAACTTTTAACAATGTTGAAGCTGCTAAATTTGTCGGTCCTAAATTAAAAACCCATGAAACAAGAGCATCAAACTGATGTTGTTTTAAATCTACAGTAACCATATCATGTATATAGCCTTCATACTCATTTATTTCATGTGCTAATAATTTATCAGCTTCTTCTTGAGTTATAGTATCGCCTTCTTTTACGCCTTTAGTTGAGCCGTAGCCTATAGTCCACACACCCGCAGCACATTTATAAGCTTCAAGCTCACAGCCTTCAAACTTTTTAATTAAAGCCAAACCTTCTTGTGATATGTTCATTTTACTCCCCTTTATTACTTGAGTTAGAAGCTCCAAAATAGAACGAAATAATTGCACTAGCTAACCCTCCTAAATAACCTAAAACTAAATTTATTAAAGCTTCACTATTTTGCTCTGGAGGTTGTAAAGTTACTAAAAAGATATAACCTAAAAAACCGCCTATAGTAACTAACCCTATAATACGAGCTGTCCAATCTTTACTGAACATGCTTCTAGCGTTTTGTTTGTCTTGTGTTTCTAATTTAAAAACGTCTACTTCAAGCTCTTTCATTTGAACTTCAAATTGTTGTTCAGCTTTTTTAAGTTCTAGCATTTGTTCAGGTGTAGCGTTTTGTATTGCTTTTTGTATAGATTTTTGATTGTTAGGTACTCCTAATACTTCAGCTATCATATTCGCAGCCATACCGCCCATCGGTCCACCTAAAGCCGTACCTAACGTAGGGGCTACAGCCCCGACTACGTTTTTTAATAAATTTTTCATATTAGCCCTGTAGATGTTGTTTTATTAGCCATAGTTTATACCGTATATATGTTTAAATAATCTTTTTTGCCTTTTACTTTTATAGGCTCTAATAATTTTAACTTAAAATCGCAACTTTTTTTAGTACTTTCTCCTATTAATAAATCTACGCCTACTTCTTTAGTTGCACTCTCTAGTCTAGCAGCAATATTAACCGCATCACCAATAGCTGTGTAATCAAATCTATTTTCACTACCCATATTTCCTATAACCGCATATCCAGTATTAATTCCTATGCCTATAGTGACTGGTTTAATTCCTTTATTTGCAAGAACATAGTTAAGTTCTATCATATTTTTTTGTATATCCATAGCACAAGCCAACGCCTTTGTTTCATGGTTTTCTAAATCAAGGGGTGCATTGAATATTGCCATCATGGCATCGCCAATATATTTATCTACCATACCGCCATGTTTTTGAACTGCTTTTTGTTGAGCAGTAAGTGCTTGATTCATTATGTAAGTCACCTGTTCAGGTTCTAATGATTCTGATAAAGATGTAAATCCACGAACATCTGTAAATAAAAATGTTGCGTATCTTTTTTCGCCACCAAGTTTAAGTAGTTCAGGATTCTTTTGTAATTGTTTAACTTGTCTTGGGTCAAGATAATGTTCAAATTGTTTTTTAATTTGTAATCTGAGTTTAAATTGTTCTCTAAATCTAAGATAGAAAGCTAAAGAACCAGTTATAAACTCTGATATTACAGTCCAACTTACATCAATTAGTAATCCACGCTGTATAAACCAATGTCCAAAAAATATTGTTGTAAAGAATAATAGACCAGTTAATGTTATTCCTGCCGTCATTCCAAAAATATTTATACATAACCAAACTAAAATTACTAATATCACTAGAATTAATAATTCAACAGCTAAATGCCAATCAGGAATATAAGGGCTATCTTGTATTAGTATTGATTCTGCTAATGCAGCTTGTATTTTATGTGGTTCTAATAAACCAACTGGCGTTGCAATTTGTGGCATAACACCATTAGCAGTTACACCTACTATTACAAACTTACCATTTACATTCATTTCTTGTAAATTAGTTTGTGGTGTATTTACCCAACTAATCCATTTACGACCTAAACTGTCTGTTTTTACAGGTGGTATTCCTTTAATTGATATTTCTTCTATACCATTATCATTAGTTTTTATAATATATGTTTTAACATCAAAGATAGATTTATATATTTGAGTACCAAAACTAGGTATCCAATTATTATCTGGTGTTTTAACTAAAAGAGGTATTCTTCTTACAAGTTGGTCTACTTCGGTGGGAGCAATGGCTAAACCCTGCAATGTATTATTTGTAAGAGTGTTCAGGTTTTCCTTAACTCCCAAACTTACTATACCACCATTATCTTCACCTTTTACTACTGTTCCTGTAGGTTTTGGATAATTACCTTTACCATCTTCAAACATAGCTATAACAGATGGTGCATATCCTAAAGACCTGCTAAACTGTATATCTCCACCAAATCTATCAGCCTGTGGAAAAGATATTACCCAACCAACTCCCATAGCACCTTTACTAATTAAGTCTATATTTATTTCGGCTAATCTTTTTCTTGGCAAAGGATAACCACCTTCACGTTCTACATCATCTTCAGTAATATTTAAAATTACAAAATTACCGCTTGGTTCTGGTGTAGATATAAAACTATCAAATACTTTAAGTTTTAATATTTCTGTTGGTGTGCTTTGAAACAATAAAGGTAATGATAATATTATAACTATTGGTATTATTAATTTTTTCATTAATCACTTTGCCTTATCGTTATTGTAGAATCACCACCACCATTAATTTTTACAATATTTGATATACCATCTTGTATAAAAATAACTGTATATGAATTATTTGTATTAAGATTTAATTGAATACTCTCACTTACATTTCTTTGTAAAGTTATAATATCTCCTGAAATTAAAGTAGTTATTTGTGTATCAGGGTCTTTACCTAATAAAGTTCCAACTATTTGTGTAATTGTTGCTTCAGCTAATTCGTCCTCTTCTTCTTTAACATTAAGTTCATCTATTACATCTAACAAATTTTCTAAAAAATTTACATCAAGATAATTTATATCTAATTCTGTAAACTCTAAACTATTATCTTTTAAATAATCTTCTGCAAGATAATCTATATCTAAATCTTTAAAATCTAAAACACTATCAGATTGTGTTGTTGTTGTTTCTTCTGATTGTATTTTTTCTTCTTTAGGAGGATTAACAATTAACATATTATCAATAATGTCTAATGTTAAATCTAATATTACAGGTTTAGTTGGTGCAGATTCAAATACACTTACTGTAGTCGCTTCATATGGTTTATTTAATACAACAGTACCCATAGCAGTAACTACTTCTATTTCACCACTAGAAAGCCCTAGAGCGTCTGGTAGAAGTATTATAAGGCTACGACCTAATTCATCTACTGTAGCTGTAAAATCTGTACCTCTAATAGCTATATTTGCAGTTGGTGTTTTTAATTGTATATTTTGTTTATCTATACGATTAAGATTACCTGTTATAAATCTAGCTGTTCCTAATCCAAAAGTAAGTGCCATTTTAGATTTGGATGGGTCAGAGTCATAAATATATTCATCAATTAATAATTGTGAATGTTCTGTAAGTTTTACAGTAGAATCATCAAGAAAAGTAATAGCCATTCTTCCATTAGTAGTGATGGCTTCATCATTACTTTGTATATCAAATTCTAAATTAGCTATATATGGTTTATCTCTTAATATTTGAGCATTACCATTTAATTCTGAAATATCTCCTATATTAACAGCTTGTGCTTGTACCTTGGTCGTTTTGAGTAACGCAAATAGTACCGCTATTACCAGTAGACTCAATTTTAAGCCAATCAGAAACCAATGTCGAAGATTGGATAATGTTAAATGTTCTGCTATTACCTGTTTGGTCGAGGTAGAAATATCCGCCTGCATATCCACTCCCTGTAAAGTTTACTGTATTACTATCTCCATCTACATCTACATAGTTAGTAGCACCATCATAGTTAATATCAAAATCAAAAGTGTTACTGTCACCATTGATTATCCAGTCTAAGTCAAGTGTACCAGCTAGTGCAGATGTACCAACGTCTAATGTAAAGTTATTAGAACTTCCAGTAACATCAACATTGAAATCAGAACTATCTATTCCATAAGTATCTGTTGGGTCTCCTTGAATAGTAAATGTATTACTATCTCCATCAAACTCAAAGAAACCTGTGATGTTATCACCAAAAATATCACCAAGGAACTTATTAGTATTACCAATTTGATTTATATCTAATGTAAGATTCAAACCGTCTAAGTCTAGTGCTGTTAAAGTACCAGCAACAGAATTAAGACCACCAATAATATTTGAGTTACCTAATTGTTCTAGGTTTATATTTGCTGTAGCACCTGATTGGTCTACATATATTTCGTTATCAGCCGAGTATATTTGCAATGCACTCAGCATCACAATTAAGCTTATTAATTTTAGTTTCATCATATTTCCAGTAACCTCTATCAATTCCTATATAAATTATATTTAAAATACCTGTCTCTATTGCTTTTTGCAAAGCTATAGAAACACTTTCATTTTCTGCAACACCACCTTCTACTTCTACTAGTTCTGTGCCAGCTTCAATAAAACGAAAAATATCTTGAGAAATACTTGTAGAAATAATACTTTTAGATACTAAAGTTTCTATTAATACTTCTCCAGTAGATACTGATACTAACCTTAAAGATATAGTTACTGTATCTTCTCTATATTGTTTGCTAGTGCCTATACCAAGATATCTAGCACCTAAACCACCAGACTTATTATTAGATTCATAACTAATAACACCGCCTTCAATAATTAATCCAGCAAATAATAAGGGTTTCATCTTATTATCTTCTTTATATTCTTGTCTTGTGCTTCTTATTAACTGTCTTTCTTTTGTAAGATTATCTAATCCTACTCGTTCTACTACTGTAAAAAAATTTCCATTAGCTGCGTGTTTTAATGCTCTTATTAAAAATGCTTCAGGAGCTTGAGTTATTGCTGTGCTAAACAAAGCAAAAGAACTATTACTTTTTCTTTGACCTGTTAAATCTCTAAAACTATTAGGATATATAGCTACTGAAGGTTTATTTTCTGCACTAGGCAAATTTTTTAATTCTTTAGATTGTAAATCTAATACTGAGCTAGACTTAATATTTTTTGTTAATGCTAAATCTTGATTTTCTAATACAACACAACTAGAAAGTAAAACTACCGACAGGCAAAGAAATAGTCGTAATATTTCCATCTGAATCCGTTATTTTAAGGGTTATTATGCCATCGACAACATTATATTCTATTCTATTGCCTTCTAATTCTAATACTCCACTATCACTTGGAGTTTCTCCAAATAAATTTTCTACAAGTTGTCTAGATAATTGTGCATATATTCTAGACTCTAAATTTCTTATAAATCTTGCAAGTGTAGTATTTTCTTTATCTCTTTCTATTTGTTCTTGTAAAGCTTTTATTTCAGCTTTAAGTGCTTCTTTTCTATTAAATTCTTGATTTTCAATAGTTAAATAATGTGAACTTGTATTAACTCCACTAAAACTAGGATTTTTAAATTTAAACACAACTTGGTCTGCTTTAATGTTTATAGCAAATATTCCAATAAACATAATCAAACCCATAAACATTACCCAAACTAAAATTCTAGTTTTTTCTGCTTCTTCTTCTATTATTTGTTTATTAGTCTTTTCTTTGGTCATCTCTATCTGCTTTTGCAATTTTACTGCTATCTATTAACTGTGGTACGCCTAGAATAGTTTTAATCAGGGTGTCTTGTCTTATGATTTCATTATCTAAACTTCGCACTCTATCAATTAATGCTACTAGTATTCCATGCTGTGAGTCAAGTTTTGTGCCTAGGCGTTCTTCTATAGCTGCTATCTGTGATTCTACTTTTGCATCAACAGTATCTAGCTTTGCTTCCATACCATCAACAATACGTATGACTAATTTATAAATAAACCAACCAAGACCTATTGCTGCTGCTATAGGAAAACCAACTTCTTGAATTACTGTAACTGCAGATTCCATTATGTTACTGGTGTAAATTTACCAAGTTCTATTAACTTGTCTCTATTTACTAAATGTTCTGCTTCAACATCATCTTTACTTTGTCCAAAGTAAGCTACAGCTAAATAGTTATCAACCATAGACTGGTTAATATTTATTCCATCAACTATAACATTACCTAAGACTCTACCAAACTTACCTTTAGAATCTTTAAGTTTGGTTTGTATAATAACTTTGTTGCCTTTTTTTATAGCTTCTTTTAAATAAGATGCTGCCATCTTACCTCTAACTTTTTCATCTTTATTTGTAGTTCTGCTTTCAGGCGTATCAATACCATAAAGACGAACCCTAGAGCGGTAAAGAATATCAAAGCCAAGGTCCAAAGTAACGTCACAGGTATCACCATCAACGACCCTATTAACTTTACAACTATATTCATACATTATCTTTTTTTTCCTTTATGTAAACCATGTCTTGCGTATTGTTTACCTTTTCTTGTTGCTTCACGTTTTTTACTATTAGCTCTAGCAAGCTTACTTCTACCTTTAGATGTAGATTTTAATTTTTGTATTTGTGCTTTAGGTGCATATACTTCACCTGTTTCAGAAGATTTTTTACCACTAGGAGTAGTCCATTTTTGTTTAGTCCAACGCTTTAAAGACCTTTGTGACTTTTTTAATGGCATTAATCCTCCTCTTGAAAACCTTCACTATATAAATTATTAAATGTAATTAATGGGTCAAGATAACTTTCGTGACCTTCTGCTGAATGTATATGTTGTGATGGAGCAAAGTCTGGTGGACCTTCTCCTGTTACCCATAAAGCAGGACTTGTAGCTCTTACCCTATTATTAGGTAATGCAACTATATTGCCTTTCCATTTACAATCTTCAGTTATGTAACACACATGAGATTGTTTATGTTGAGCAGGACAATCAGCTATAGAATTATTTGTATAATCAACTGTAAATAAATATTTGCTTTGATAAAAATTATTATCTATTTTACATATCCAAGGACTAGAACTTACTCTATCCATAACTACAACAGAATGGTCTCTTGACTCACAATCCCAAGGTTGAGCTAAATGGTCCTCCATAGGTTCTGCCCATTCTTCTACAGGAATATCTGCTACAAGAGCTTGTATGGGCATCCTAGCCCACATTGCACCGCCATGAACATTAGAATCATCATCTTCTGCTTCACATCCTGTAAATACTACTTGAAAACTTAATGACCTATCAGGAATTGTATTTACAGCTATAGCTAAAGCTGATAAATATTCTCCATGATATTTTTGATGATTAGTAGTAAATTCTTTTCTAACCCAACATTTAAAATGTGGTATGTTGCTAATTAAATAAGACATTTTTAATTTGCATATACTAAATTATCTGTATGATAATTTAATGTTAGCTCTTCTCCTGCTTTAATTTTTTTTA